AGCGCGAAAAATGCATTCATATACGATATTGGTTTTTCAAGACGAAACCAAAGTGGACTTCGGGGAAGGCGATTTTACTTGGAGATACGGCACACGTTAGGCATCTTTCAAAAGAGGTCGTTTCATGCTGATTCAGTCAGAGCGCATTCGACCAGAAGATCGTGAATTATGGCTCGAATATCAAGAAATGGATGCTATAAATGCGAGAAATACAAAACTTGCTATTAAGGAGCAGCGCTCTCGCGAAGAAATTCGATCATTTGCTATAAATCCATGCTATATAGGTATTTCGTGGGGAAAGGATTCTGTTGTTACTGCTGACATTGCATTGCGCGCGGGTTTTAATATTCCAATTGTGCATCTTTATTGTATCCCATCGCATAATCCAGAATGTGACAAGGTTCGTGATGCATTTATAAATCTTTACCCTTCTGTTATTTATAAAGAGATTGTTGTAGAATATGGTGATATTTATGCGCGCAACCTCGCTCCGCATGACCAAGAAAAGTTGACTGATATTGAATGGTACAAGGGTTTTAAGCGAGCAGGGCGCCTTTTTGGTGATCGTCATATTTCGGGTGTACGCGGGCAAGAGTCGAATATAAGGACTATGCGGATGAAGCGATGGGGTATGAGCACATATAATACATGTGCCCCTATCGGGTATTGGAGTGATGCTGACGTATTTGCATACCTAGAAAAATATAATTTGCCTATACATCCTAATTATGCAATGTTGGGAGGGGGGCGTTGGAAGCGCGAACGTTTAAGAGTGGCAGAAATAGGAGATACTAATGGGAATGGTGGGGGGCGTATCGAATGGGAGCAAGAATATTACCCCGATTTACGGGGGCGTATTGCGGCAGTGCCCATGTTAGGAAGCAAAGATTTGTAAAAAGGTAATTTTTTCTTATGGACTTTTATTTTTTATATAAATTCTTTATAATTATTTTATGGTTCGAGAGGGAACGCTAATAAGGGCAAGACCCACCCGATTTGAATATACCTGGGGACACATAGAATTAATTCGAGATCACCCACACGTCCTTGGGCATATCGTAGGTAGGGAACTATTAAAGGAAATTCATTCCAAGTGGATAAAACACATATGGGATACTGATAAGGAAGATCGCGCTCTACAAGCCCATCGCGGTTCGCGGAAAACCACGGCTGTTTTAGGGATAGGTGCTGTTCGTTGGCTGTTTTTTCATCCGGACGACCGAATTGCTATAGTAAGAAAAACTTTTACCGATGCGGCAGAAGTTATTCATATGATAGCCGCTTTTATGGACAAACCCGAAATAATTGCTTTGTGGAAATTTGCTTATGGAATTATTCCAAAGGCAGTAATAAGAAAACAGGGATTTTTAACCTATAATTTTAAACATACTATTACGCCGGAGGGTTCCTTATCCGGTTTTGGGTTAGACGGGTCGATCACGGGGAAACATTTCGACAAGATTATATGTGACGATATAATTACATTAAAAGACCGGATAAGCAGGGCTGAACGAGAACGAACAAAAGAAATGATTCGGGAGCTATCCACAAATATAATAGACCCCAATAAATACATTGGTTGGGTAGGTACGCCATGGCACCATGATGATGGCTGGGGGGTAATCCCTGCAGCGCCCTTAAAATTTCCTGTCAACGTGTGTGGTATATTAACGCCCGAACAAATAGCGGAAAAAAAACGAAGGACTACGCCATTTTTATACGCATGTAACTATGATTTGGATGACTCCGTTTCGGAGGGTTCTTTGTTTAAAGAACCTATTTATAGTAAGTGGGACTACCGTAACGGGGTTGTATATGGGCAATTGGATGCTGCGTATGATGGTGGTCATACGTGCGCTTTGACGTTTCTTTCTAGGCTAAAAGGCCGCCCCCAATACCAAGGAGTCGGCTTTGTATATGAGGGTAATGTAAAAAATTGGTTGATGGAGGTCGCCTCCTTGTGTAGAAAATATCGATGTCATGTTTTGTATAATGAGACAAACGCTGATAAAGGGTATACGGCAGATGCTTTGAAACGATTACAAATAAATGTCCGCACATATCCAGAAACTCAAAACAAGCACGTTAAAATTAGTACTCATTTGTACGATATATGGGAACAGATAGAATGGGCAGAGGAAACCGATTTAAACTATATGAATCAAATTTTAGATTATTCGGAAAACCAAGAACCAGACGACGCACCGGATTCGGCAGCGTCTTTGGTGCGAGAGGCGTTTACAAAAAAAACTAACATTGATGCTTTATGGAGGGCTTGAGCTATGAAAGATAAAAAGTCGTTGTTAAGACGAGTACAAGATGGATGGGTTAATGCTTTGGCGGGGTTGGGCTTTAAAATGGACAAAAGGAGTAAAACCAAATATGGAAACTATTCTATTGCGCCAGACGAGGAGCTAGAGCAAATTTATATAGGTGATGGAGTGGGCGCGCGTATTATCGATGTGGTAGCAGATGATATGACTCGCGAATGGATCACCTTGGAAGGGAAGAATAAAGAAGATCAAGAAAATGAGAATATAAAAATTGTAGAAGAAACTTTAAATCAATTAAAAGCAGAATCTATGTATAACCGGGCATTGAAATGGAAACGGCTTTATGGGGGGGCTATAATTATTGTGGGGGCATTTGATGGGCAAGATTTAGAAAAACCGTTAATTCCGGGGCGTATTAGTGCAATAAACTCTTTACATGTAGTAGATAAATCTGATGTAGATTTATATCAAAGTGTTTTTCAAGAGAACCCTAGCGTTGAGGGGTATGGTCAGCCCGTTAAATATTATATTTATTTTCAGAACAAGAATACTAGAATTGGGCATTTAGTTCATGCGTCCCGTTGTATTGTTTTTAACGGTAAAGCTATTCCTCATGGTATATCGAGTATAGTTACGTGGGAGCAACGTTTTTGGGGGATTAGCGAATTACAGCAAGTATATGAAGCGTTGCGCGATTATGGCGGGGCAATAGAAAGTATTGGAAATATCTTATATGAATTGGTTATAGGTAAATTTAAACTAGAGCATTTGGCAGAAATGTTGGAAGCTGGGAATGAAGGTGCCATTGCTACACGGTTGGAAATTATTAACATGTCTAAAAGTATTATAAATGCTGTTGTCCTAGGAGAAAATGAAGATTATATACGGGACTCAATAAATTTGGGCGGTGTGCCTGAGATTCTAGATCGTTTTATGCTCCGTATGTCTGCTGTTACCGGGATACCTGCGACTCGCCTGTGGGGAAGAAGCCCCGCTGGATTAAATTCTACGGGGGAATCAGATACAAACATTTATTATGATATGATAAAAGCAAAACAAAAGAACGAATTGAAATCAGAACTGAATCAATTGATCGAAATAATAAAAGAATGGAAAAAGATTACAGAAACCATGGAAATAAAATTCAATCCCTTATTCCAACTATCGGAGAATGAGCAGAAAGAAAATGAGAAAAAAGAAGCAGAACGACAAAAAATAGAAGCGGATATGTATCAAGTGTATTTGGATATGGGGGTACTTAGCCCCGATCAGATATATGCGCTACGGTGGGAAGCCCCGTTAAAAAACGTTTCGGTAGAAAGTGGCGGTTCTGAGGAACTTGAAAGCACTAATGAAGCAGAGGTTATCCAGTGACTGGGGAACAGAAAGAATTATTTCTAGCTGCCCTAGCAATCCGTCGTAGAGGTATGAGTCGTACAGGCAGAGAAAGAACAAAAATGGGGGCTAGTACTTCTTGGCTGTATCCGTGGGCTTTAGAACGACAATATGCGAAAGAGTTAAGCGCCACTTTCTTACAGATGGCAAAGTATGTTGAAATGTATTTAAAAATAAATAATGAAAAGCTGTTGAAGGGCGATTCGATACACCAAGACGTTTCACCGGGAATTTCTTTCAGGGCTATGATTAAAGCGCTGGAAGGTTGGGTAGCTGGTAATTTCCCCGATCCAAGTACTCCGGCATTTCAAAAACCCCCGCAAATATTTTTAGGACTAGGAAAATTAGGAGATTTGGTAAGTGCCTTTAACAAAAATCAATGGGGGAAAAGTACAAAAAGTGTTTTAGGGTTCGCTTTTGGCACTTCGGAGACTTGGTGGAAAAATATGAGAGATCGTTGGGTAGAGGACAACTATAGATTGATACGGTCTTTATCTAATCGTTACATAGGGGACGTCAACCAATTGGTAGAACAGGCTGTTGTAAATGGATGGGGGTGGGAAGATTTAGCGAGAGACATTAAATCATTAAATAAAAAAATAACTGAAACACGAGCAGCTTTGCTTGCTAGAGATCAAATAGGCAAATTAAATGGGTTATTAACACAGACTCGCCAAGAAGAGGTGGGATTAGAAAAGTATGTTTGGAGAACGGCGAACGACGAACGTGTCCGAGGAAGGCCCGGAGGTAGATGGGCAAGCGCTATTCCATCGCACTGGGTTATGGAGGGGAAAATTTGTAGATGGTCAGACGCAACGGTTTGGAGCAGCGATGGAAAGAAATGGACACCACGTGCAGCAAATGCGGTACTGCTACACCCTGGTATGGCAATTCAATGTCGATGTACTGCCATAGGATATTGGAAGGATTTTATAGAAGAGGTAGATAAGAAAAACACCTCTTAAAGGAGCAGGTATGAACAGTTCTCTATTTTCTAGCGTTTTGTGGTGCCCTTCTGTGTTAGAATTACCTGAATATAACTATTTAATAGGTACAGAGGTTTTTTATTCTGACAACCCTTTAGATATTGTTAAAGAAGTGGGCAATTTAAGGGGGTTGCTTTGCTTATGGGGGCAAGGGCCAAAATTTACGCTTACGGATTTAGATAAAAAAAGGCGCTTTGATGCTAGTTATATTCGACCAGTTTTGGAAAATGAAAAATCAGTTACGCTGACAAAAGAAGAAGTAGCAAAAAGACTAGAAATCCAACCAACAGAACGGCTAAGAATGGTATTGCCAGAAGGAGGCGTGGTATGAAAATACCGGAATCTGTTTTAATGTCCTTAAAAGAACGGGCGGAAAAAATAGCCTACGGCCGAATTTCTATTGAATTAAATGAAATGGCGAAAACGGTAGATATAATAGTCGAAGAACGTGTACGTTTTTTAAAACAGCAGGAAGAGCCGAGGGCTGGAAAATTGGTGGTTCGGGCCGTTACTAGACAAGATTAAATTTTATATTTGCTATTTACTTTTTTTGTAAAGGTACTATACTATAGGGGAGCTGACTGAACACGGAAGCCCGCCTGATTATGGCCGGTTTCCGTGTTTTGTTTTTGGAGGGTGTATGCCAAATCCAGTTTTAACAACGATTCCTGCAAACGTTTGGATTAAAGTTGCAACAAATGTCACAAAGGGATTTCTTCATAGGGTTAATCAAGAGACTACTTATTTACAAACCTATCGATTAACAGGGCAAGCTGCTCCGGCCGATTTTACAGAAGCAATACGAATGTTTGAGCAAACATCTGTTGAAGAAATTTCAGCGCAAGTGGGAATAGATGTCTATGTCTGTGCTATTCCGCTTGAGGGGTCGGTGAGGGTAGATGTTTAATGTCGTGTAACGGGATAATTGGAAACGGCCCTTTAGTAGGTGGGGGGTTTGGTTGGAGTGGGGTGGTGCCGTCTTATGGGGATTTACCTGACCCTACTACTGTTCCAACCATGGTTTATCTTGTTCTTAATTCAAGCGGCGTTCCCATATTTTCATGGCATTCCAAAGGTCTCTATCATTCTGACGGTGTTTCATGGACGTATTTAGGGGTTGTCCCCGACGTACTTTCTGACTCTGTTTTTAGGTTATTTTATAACTTAGACCCAACGAGTCAAGTTGCTTTTTCATTAACAAAAATTACACCAGGAATGGTGAGAACTTTTAGTTACCCTGATGCTAATGGTACTTTTGCTCTAATTGATCAAATACCGCATAGTAATTTGCTAGGATTAACTGGAGACGATCACGCACAGTACCTAAATAAGGATGGACGATTAGGCGGGCAGTTATGTTATGGGGGCAATGGCGCGTCAGATAATTTGACATTACAGTCTACGGCGCATGCTACAAAAGGCTTGGTACAAATAAATGATGCTACCCACATTACAAAAATGGGTGCGTCTACCGAATTGTTACGTTTGATTAGTAATGGAACATATTTATCTTTTTATAATGATGGAGTAGGTACTGATTATGGTACGGCAATCGGTTGCGACGGTACTAAATTCATTAGTATCGATTCTGGGGTTTTTGGAGGTGGCGTTACCGGTTGGGGTATGATGATTGGTCGTTCCATAATTACCACGGGCAATGCCCCTGTTGATGGGTTGGCTGTTGAGGGGCGTCTCGGTGTTGGATTATCAAACCCAACGTATAAGGTCGAGGTAATAGAAGCACAGTCGAGTGCGCTCTTTCGGCAAGCCACCGATACAACGCTAGGTACTGCAATAGAGCATTCACAAGGAAAAACTTATTCAGGCACGATAAACGGGTATCGTGGTGGTGGGGACACACTAGGAGTATTTCACGCCGGTATTTACGGGTCGAACGTAAGTATAAAAAATCTAGGTTTTATTTCGCTGAAACGAAAAAACTCTGTTTGGGGAAGTACACCAACCCCCGTTGTCAATGGCGATTACTTGGCAGGATATGGTATTGCAGGACAATCGAGTAATGTAGAGGGCAGCGGGATGGTGCTCGGTGCGGTTGTAACAGGGATTGTAGATGGGGCTGTGTCC